GCTCTTTCAGGATACGAACCGCTTCTTCCAACATCATTGTAGGCGTCATTTATTTATCCTTCGAAATATTCTTGTATTTTGCCGATGTGTTCACTGTTAAGGATCATCTCACCACGATCCTCCAGATATTTGTCTCCAGATACATCTCTGCGGCTGTAGAATTGTCGTATAATAATAAAATCATTATGCTGCATCAGATCGTACATTTCATCTATGCTTTTGACATGCTCGACATCACCAATGATTTGATGAACCAAGTTGTCGGTCGCTGACGGCATATTCATAGTGAATAGAAATTTCATTCTTCATCTCTCCTAACTACAGTTCCATCCATTTTCTTTTTCCATTTTGAATTTCTCCCCATCGGCATCGGTGATCTGGTTTTTTTAGCACCCATGTTTTTGGCACGAATCCTTTTCACTTTCGCTATCAGGGGTATGTCCACGGTGGCTGTATGATGCCTATGGCACTTGCGGTGTGCCACAAACCAATTAGAAATATCGTCCTTACCGCCAGCTTCCAAAGGAATTTCATGGCTCACATCCCATTCTTGGCCAGCATCCACCTTCAGTTTGCACATGTGGCAAATGCCGTTATCTTTTTCGAATATCTTGACCCGCGTCGAAGTCGTTATCTTGACCCGTTTCAATTTACCGTTCTTTCGTCATAGTCATATAAATTAATGCCAGCCTGCGCCATAGCAATCATAAACGAATTTATAAACGTTTGGGCGGAGTACCGTTGGTATTGCTCAGGTATGTGCGTTACAATCGTGCTGACAACAATCGTGTTTAAGCTAACCATCACGACATTCATGTCCTGTCCCTCAAGAACACCGGACATTTTAACTATCATATCTCTAAGTTCATCTATTTGTTCAGGATATATTTGATATACATTAGCATCATTCATAATTTCATCTCGGCTCGTTTTGTGGCTTCATGTGATTGCCACTCTGAGAATTTCATTCGTATATATTCAAGTTGAACCTTCAACATAGAAGCTTCAGATCGTGCGTCAACCATTTTCTCAATATAGTCCCGCCATTCCTGCGAGGCTTTGATCTTCATCTCGGCCTTACTGACTGGTATATCGCCAAGGTCAGCCATCAACTTGGATAGAAATGCCGATTTACTTTCTTCCAGAAGCGAGGCGGCGGTTTCCCTATCAACCCACTTTTTTGCCACAATTCTAAACTGCTCTGAAAGAGGCGAATTGCTATCAATCATCGTGTCCCTCAATTATATTGGGTGAATCAAGATATATCTTCGCCTCCCCAGATTGATGCTTTTGGCTCGGCATGATCTTTATTTCACACCGGAACCTGCCATTCTTCCATATTGTTTGATATAAAAGAATATCATTAGATGGGACGTATGCAAAATGCACCCACGGAACTGAATGCATCCTGACAGTCCCAACAGCGTCAATAAAGTCTTCCGCTGGGTAGCCGACAACAAGATCTACATTAACAATATCTTTCAAAGCTGAGTAGTTGAACTTCTCACTATACATCGCAAAGTTAATAATGCTTACAAGCTTATTATCCTTTTTGATTTGGCCAAAGAGCAACTCCTTACCGTCCATTATAGATATTTCAAGCTGCGGATATTTACTATGCCACAGATCAAATGCTCTTGATTGGTCGCGTTTAGGAGGTGCTTTGGGCTTCTCAAGAATTGTCATTATTTACCAAGGGATATTATCTGATGGCCGATTGCTAACTGGCGGAGGCATGTCACCCTGTTCTGGACGGACATACTTCTTACTAATTTTAACCGAAAGATAATCATTGCCGGCTTTAGAAACCTTCTTCCAAATAGCCACAGATACGTCAACAATGGATGTCTGCTTGCAATGTGGACATTCAAACTCCACTTGGTTTTCGTTCTTGATGTTATCTTTAAAGTCTGGTTGGTTGTCTGCTTTCTTATAATTATTAGAAAACACACTGATAAAATTCAAAGACATATCTTTCTCCTTATTTAAACAAGTTGTTAAGCTTCGTAATCTTTGTCTCAATTTCATCTAAGAATTTGATAACCTCATTACGAATTTCTGTGATGCGATCATCATCACGGTCTATACGCTTGACGAACAGGCGTAGGTTTTCAGGCAGTCTGGGATCATAGGAGATAAAGTCGCACCATTTGCGATCAGCCCCAATGCATTCCATTTGCCAGAAGATTTGGAAAACGTATTTAGCTGGTATTTCGTTTTCCTCTAATGTTGCGATATGCGTCCCAGTATTAGGGCATTTAATCTCGATCAACCCCTCCTTGCCGACTAGGCCGTCAGGAGACGCCCCAGCCCATTGGAGAGATGGATGGGGGACAAAGCCGATTGCCTCTACAAGGTTACCGCTGCGCATTTCATATTCGCTTCGGGCCTCATCCTCGTACTCTGTCCCCCACATCATGGCTGGTGATTGAAACTTTTGCGTCGGAGTACCGGTCAGACGCTCAGCCAATAGCTCAGCCATGTACGAAGCGCGGGTGGACGAATAACCCGTCTTCGTCTTTCCGCAAACATCTGCGACTCGGCTAGCTGTAACCTTGCCGCAGCGTTGCGCAAACCATTCTGGTGTTCGTTGTTCAACAAACCCATTCATATTATGCCGCCTTTGCTGCAATCTTCTTCAAATCATTCAGCTCGTCTTTGGTAAAAGACTTGCGGCTTTCTTCAGTGAGATTGTTCCACCAAACAGTTAGGGCATCTGCCCCATCTGCGGCGATGATCTTTGCTTCTTCCTTAATGTTACCCGCGTCCACCTTCCGAACAGGGGCGACAGTAGCAGCGTTACCATCATCATCATCAGCAGCAAGATTGAGAATGCTACCAAGAGAATACCGCCGGCAATATGTGAGAGCAGATCCAATAGCCTGTGCGCTATTTTGACCAAACGGCATACGAAGGACTTCAGCAATGTATTCTCCAGACTTGTGCATTAACATAGTCTCGACTTCGACGTAATTACCATCAACTCGTGGAAGCTGAAGAACTGACAAGTCATTTAGGGCCAGAGGTTCGCGGATAGTTTCACGCAGTGCATTCAAATCTGCATAGCGGGACTTAAAGTGCGGGTTGACCGAACCTTTTGATGCAGCGTCGATCTGACCCTGCGCCTTTGATAATGCCTGTGCAAGTTCGGCAATGGTTTCTGACATCTTCATAACTTATCTCCATTCTGGCATATGTTGATCTAACATATCTTCAATATCGTAATCTGGTTTATAGGAGCGATCAGGCTCAATGATGTATTTCTGATATATAATCTTGCAGATGTCAACCATCACATCGCGCATCGTCCCATTGGCGGGATCCAGTTCAAAGACGTACTTAATTTCTTCGATCTGGCCAGTGTATATTTCGTCAGCCAAATCCTTAATGTTTTGATAGGTGGTGTGTTCGTATATAAAACCAGAACCATTCTTAACGTCATCTGGTGTTAAATAACTATACGATACTGGCAGGTAAAACTTGCTTATTGTCATGTCGGTACTCCATATCAATCAATAAAATGAATATGAATTATGTTTATACCCCTGTCAATTACCTGTTGACTATTTATTTTTGCTTGGCCATTGTGTCGTTATGAAAGATAGAAACCCGATCCTCACCACCGTGTTTGCCCGCAACGGCAACTTGTCCAATCTGGCCAGAAAGCTTGGCATTAGCCGGCAAGCTGTATCCAAATGGAAACAGATTCCCGTTGACCACATTCACGTTATTGCCAAGATGTCCAAAATGAAACCAGAAGAATTAAGGCCAGACATCTTTGCAAATAAAGTTTGAGCTGCCCAGGCCACCATCTGTCAATCGTCTGTGGCGCAGAGGCCGAGGACAAGGGCTTTATCGGTCCAAGGAATATATGGATTGGCTGCAAGAGGCTTATGCTATCCTCAAGCAAGCCAAGATTAAGACAATACATTCTCCGTATAAGCTGACCGTCTTGGCAAAAAAGCCAGATAAGCGAAAAAGAGATATAGACAACATTGCCTCAAAAGCAGTAAACGATGCATTACAGTCTGGCGGCGTAGTGGCAGATGATTGCCAATGCCAATGGCTTGAAGCGAAGTGGGTCGAGGAAGGCCCGCCCTTTTTGATCATTGTGGAGACGCTGGATGAAAGCGACGACCATTGCTGATTTTGCTGATCGTCTGTACGCATTGACAGATGATTTGCTGTTTCTTCAGAAAGACATCGAAGAATTACACAGCTTAATTGAGCAGGCTGGCAT